TTAGACACAATAGATCTAAATTGAAAGTACTTATCTTGTACCATTGAAACTTGTCCAGTAAGTGTGTTAGCAAGTAATTTAGTTGCATTACCAAACTCACCACCTGGGCCAAATACTTCAAAAAATCTTTTTCTAGTTTCCTCAACTGATACTTTAGCACCAGCCTCAAATCCTAACATAGCTCTAACACCACGTTCTCTGAATATATCAGCAGACGCTATACCACCAGCAAACGACCTTTGAATTTGTGTTGCTGTTTGTTGGAAGTCTAGACCAGTAGCCGCCGCAACGTTACCAGTAATCTCCATTATCTTAGATAGCTCATTAGCATCTTCAGAAATAACGGCTAAGTTACCTGAACCTGCCGCAATCTCTTCTAGTGAGAACGGTACTTTAGCCGCAAAAGCCGCTAAACTATCAAAAGCTTTACCACCTTCTTCTACAGAACCAAATAGTAGTTGAAACCTATTTTGTAGTTGCTCTACTTGATTACCTGCACTGAAAGTGTCTTTTACAAATTTACCAACACCAAAAGTTACAGCTCCTAAACCTGCAACAACACCAACTTTAAGAGTTGTACCTAACGCCGCAAAAGCACTAGTAGCTCTAGCCGCACTACGTTTAAGTGAGTCTAAGCTTTTTGATGCTAATACACTATTTCTAGATACTTTGTTAATATCATTGGCTAAAGCTTTTACCTGGCTTTGACCCTTGATCTGTGTATCTATTACTATTTTTGCCATATATGTTTCCGTGTTAACACAATATCGTGTTTATACTCGGTTAAATTCTTGTTTTATATTCGACTCTTACTTCGTCAAATTCTTCTTCAAATGCAGATTCTATAAATTTAGCAGGAGCTTGTTTAGAGTTCCCTTCGTTCAAATCTTGTATGTATTGAACACCATTAGTAACGTAAATCCTTTGTGGTTTATCTAAAGGTCTTAATACATTTAATTCTGCTTGTGGGTTACTTTCACCCTTACCATCAGGTGGTTCAGCTGTATCATAATAAGTTTCTGTGTAACCTGTCCACCATGCATTTCTAGCCGCACCAGTATCAACAGGTGTAGCCTTTTTAACTTTAGCTGTTGCCCTAAATACAGCGGCCCTAGTTGTCTTCTCAGCAAATTTATCAACATCCTTCATAGCGTCTGATGCTAATTTAGTTAATCCTATAGTAGTTATAGATTTTGCCATTAGACAACCTTACCTTTGTTAACACCATTTTTAATAGTATATCTTCCACTACCAAAACCATTAATGTTAACTTCTTTTTTTAAATTCTTAAATAATTCTTTTTCTTTTTTTGTCTTTTTTAATTTTATTAGTGTAAGACTTTAATACTTTAGTATCTCTCATAAAACACTCCTTAAAGATAAGGCGGTATTAACCGCCCTACCTATTTATTTATTACTTAATTGATATAGTTTTTAGTCTCTTATGTTCAGGCACTATCTTCTCTAAATCAATTTTAAGTAAGCCGTCTTTTAACTCAGCTCCCTTAACTTCAACATCATCTGATATTGTAAATGATTTGCTAAAATATCTTTTAGATATCCCCTTGTGAATGATAGTATCTTTTTCCTCAGAAACCTCTTTTGCTTTGGATTTAATCGATAGCAAACTATTTTCCAAAGTAATGTCGATGTCTTTTTTACTATAACCAGCAAGAGCAAGTTCAATACAATATTTATTATCACCTGTTTTAATAATGTTGTAAAAGGGGAAGTTTGGAATATACTCATTGTCAAACATCCTTTCAAAGTGATTAAACATGTCATCAAACCCGACAGTCATTGGTTTTAGTTTATTGAAAATAGATAGATTATTAATCGTCATTATTTACTCCTTTATTAGCAAGTTTATTATTAGAAGCTTTATCGCCTTCTAAAAATGATATCTTATTTTTCTTAGCAATAGATTTTAATTGTTTTAAACCTTCTTGCATTTTTATATCATTATCATCTATAGATTGTCTCATCATTTTTAATGTTGGAAACAATTCATTTATTCTCAATGGTTTTGTACCCTGGTATGTTGTTTGTGCTATTACAGCAGATCTATGATCTTCTCGCCAACCGTAAGGTCTTTTATTAAAATATTCAATCCAACCATAATATTCTTTAGAAGACATATTATATAGTTGATCAATTGTTATACCTAATTGGAAGGCCATCTCATATTCTGCTAGCTCTTCTTCCCCAACGTACCACCATTATCATCTTTTGCACCTAATCCGTTATAGATTAAGATCTCACTAGACAATTCTGTTAATGATTTAATAGGGAAGTTTTCAAATTCTTCATCCTTCATATCTTCAGCACCTACTACTGTAGATCTAAAAATTGCAGATAAGGTTTTCATCCCTGTTACATCATCCTTATGTTTATCCATAAGCTTTTGTAAATCTTTAACACCCTTAACTGTTAGTTGTTTGATCTCCACTTCCTGATTCAGGAACGGTATCTTCTTCGTTATGTCCACTAGTTTTATGTGTTTCATTTTCATCCTTTTTATTATCTTCTGGTTTTTGATATAAATGTTTATTATTTGCCTCAAAGTCTTCCATTAATTTTCTAATTTTATGTAGAACGTCTAATGTCTCGAAGACTTCATTCTTACTTGGTACATCTTTTAGTCTGTCATAAGTTTTACGAATAGATGTATCAATAGCCTTTTTAATATGTAATGACGTGATGCGTAGCACGTAATACTTGTTAAATGGTTTATTCATTTTTATTATACTCATTTCTATTTCCTTAGATAATCATTAATTTGTGTTTTATATTTTTCTATAAAAGATAATCTAACATTACAAGAATGACAGAGTAATCCTCGTACTTTACCTGTAGTATGGCAATGATCAATCGCTAATCTTTTAATACGATTAGATTGCGTTGCTCTTTCAGGCTTATTACAAATTTTACATTTGTTATTCTGATCTTTTTTTAATTTCTCATAATCAGATACAGTAATGTTGTATAATCTTAATAATCTTTTATCACTATGATTATTCCATTTGTGTTTATTTCTTAGATAGTATTTTTTATTATATTCTTTTAATGTCATAAAATTGTCCTTATGAATGGTTTTAATGTGCTGGGGATTTTACACCCCAACACAAAAATTTTATTAGTCAGCAAAAGGGCCAACATAGTCACCTTGAGTACTCATAGTCAAAGTTGCCTGATTTGAATCAGTCAAGTTTGGAGATAC